ATTCTTGATATGCCCCATTTTCATGGCACGTGCTCCAGCCACCCAAACCATAGGGTCAGTGACGGTTAACTCAGGGTAGCTGCTGTTCATTAAATTCCTTCAGTGCGTGCTTAATTGACTCAAGCTCCATGATGACAGCCTTCTTGTAGTTCCTTACGTTCTCAAGGGTAAGAGGCCAGTCCTTTTCCGGACTGCCTTTATCTGTGTGCAGCTCTTCGTACAGCTCGGCGGTCAACTTATGTATCTCATCCGTTGCGTAGTGGTAAAGCTCACTGAGTTTCTGCTCAGTCATTGATGTGGGATTTTATGATTTCAATGGTGTGGTCTACCTGTTTTTTGTTCTTCGGAATGAATAGCATGTAGTCATCCATATCATTGTCGTGCATGTACTTTAGGAACAGCTTCCACCTCAACGGAAAGGTGTGCTGGGATGGAACGTATCCTTTGGTTTCAATGATAAACCTATGCTCGTGACTAATGAAGTCTGGGGTGTACTTAATTGCTAACACCACCTTGTTGGTAGCGTCGCTCATTACATCCTTGCCTCTGGTTGACTTGTAGTAAATACCCGGATACCGAAACGAGTCCACCAACTGAAACGTTTCGGACTCGTATTCGAACTTTAGCTTTGCTTCTTTAAGCTGGTCGTAGCAGTAAGTCTCAAGGGTTGACTTAAGCTCTACTTTGCCTCTGCTGAGGTCTCTTTTCTTTCTCCCCTTCAGTGGCTTCGTCAGGTTCTTTCTTCTGCGAATAGCCATGATACAATTTACGAAGCGGTCAAATCATATCTCACTTTGTTTACCAACAAGTTTTTCACTAAGTGTTGGGAACAACTTAGGCTCCGGGCCAGCTAAGCCAAACCCTGATTGCGTTGAGTTGAACTCGAACATCAATGGTTCAAGGAATGGGGTGGGCTTACCGCCTGTATCAACCTCCCTCACCTTGCGAACGTGCATCTCTACGCATCGCCTTTGAATTGCATCGTGGTGCTGAATCTTTCTGTGTAAGGTGATAAAACAATCAGCACGGTTCACCCACTTGCCGCCGTGTTCTGTGTCCTCTGCGTATGGAGCTATCTGTAAACCATCGTCGCCCTTTCTACGCTGACTCTCAGTGATGCTGTGGGCGTTCACCCATACAGCTACACTCATGTTGTTGCTGAAGGTCAGGAACTCTGATGCAGCTTCGTAATGATACTCGTGCATACCAATACCACGACCTGAACTCATCTCTGTCTTGAGGCTGTTGTAAGGGTCAACAAACAAACCGTCAATGGGTTGCTGCCTGTGCACCTTCTCACAGAAAAGAATAACATCCATGTAGCTATACGTCTTGCTGTTGTCAATGACAATGAAGTGTTCTTCTACCCACTTGCGAGCAGCCTTGCGCTCTTGATGTGTGGTGCTAGTCATCTTCTTATTCAATGCAAAGGTCATCAGCTTCATCTTGATTGCCGCTGTTCTGTTCTCAGCACTGTAGATTACCCACCTCCAATCATGGTTCATCGCGCTAGCCACGAGCATCCACAAGGCAAACGTAGTCTTACCAATGTTACTGTGTCCGTTAATCATGACGAACTCCTTCTTGAACACAAAGTATTCATCGACACGCGAGTTACCAGTAGTCATCCCAAGAGGGATGTTGCCATACACATACTCCTCAATCCAATCGTAATCAATATCATCACTGGATATGAAGGACATGTCCCCATCATTCAGCTTCATCTCACGCTTGAACCTCTCCTCATCGTTTAGCGTCTCGCCAATGGGTTGGTTCTTGCCGTTGTTGATGCCATCGTCAATAGTCTTGAGCGCACCGTCAAGGTCTTTTGGATTTCGCTTCTCTATCTCCCTTTGAAGAACCCATCGAGCTACGTCCTCTTCGACGATACCGCTCGCGATGAATCCTCCCATCAAAGTAGAGGCTTTTGCTAGTATATGATGCTTCTCTCCATCATTAGCCTTGGCAATCATCCTAGCAGCAGTATTAATCTTACTGAAGTCTGTCTTACCACCAAGCTCTGGCAGTTGCTGGTTCTCTGAACGTTCAGACAGCATGCCGCCGTATCGCTCGTACTCCTCCTTGATTACAATTTGCGGGTCATAGGATTCAAAGCAAGCGCGTGATTCATTCTCACCTGTCTTGTCAAGCTCCAGCCCATACTGGTCGTCAAAGTATGCACGAAGAGAACGATAGTGGTCACGATGCCTTTCCGTATTCGTTACCTCTACCAATGCCTTGACTCCGTCACCGCTTGGTGATATCCAGCAGGACATGACGTACTTGTCACCGGCTAGTGCCGACTTTACTCGCTCTGAATCTACGTGGTCAAAGTCTAGTACGATAAGACCACTATGATACTTCAAGGTTTCGTCACTCCGAACACCATCGGAGAACACACCACTAAAGCAGACAGCTGGAAGCTCCTGCTTAGCTTTCTTATCGCCACTTCGGATAGCCTCAACACGTGGCTGAGACTTGCCCTCCTTAATCCTCGTTAGAACATACTCTAACGTCGTAATGTGAGCTTCCTGTGTGCGATATATTGTTGGGTAAATTGTTACTCTCTTGTTTTCCATTGCGCAGGGATTCTACTTGTTGTTCATACCACTGCGCCTTCGCGATGTCCGTCTCCAATGGCTGGCCTTCCTTCTTGCCCGCCCTCATTCTGTACTTGAAGCTGTTCATCTCGCAGAACGCTATGTACTTCTCCTCCCCCCAGATGTCCTTCATCATTTCGTACACCTCCTTGCCCGCAGTCTTGTAGTGACTTGGCCTTACGTCCTGTGACTTTGATTTGGAATCTTTCAAGGAATCTTTCGAGGACTTCGATAGTCCTTTTGATGGTGTCAATTTGCTCATGCGTGTTGATTTTGTTTTTGCCTTGTGGCCTTACACGCAAAGGTACTTTTTTATCTACTTTCTCCTCCACAATCTGTGATGCAATAGCAAACCATTTACGGTAGTCAGGGCTGGACATATAGTATGTCTCGTGGCTACGGATGTAGTGATACACGCTCGTTCGCTCCAACCCAAACAGGTGAGCTATATCTGCGTGATGAAAGAATGGGTTGACCCCATTGGCAAATGCCGCTCGCATTTCTACGTTGTGCCTGAGTCTGTTTCTCTCAGGCTTGTGTCCAATCTGAAGGCAGTACTCGTCAAGTGTGTCTTGAAAGATGTTCATCTATCTGTGGTTTAATTAATTCAATTTTATCCTACGGTGGGGGGAGCTGAATACTGAGGTGGACGACCTCTAACTCCCCCCGAGTGTAGGAATACACGCTGTCTTTCCAGCAGTCAGTCTTTGATAACCATAACGGGCAATGTCCTTCACACTACGCCCCCGATTTAATCATGTCGCTCCAAGTAGAGTTAATCTAGTGACCCTACCATGCAGGCCACAAGGAGCTAGACTGGTTATCCCACCTCACCCGACAAGGTTGAGTTTAATTACGGCGTAAGCTATGCATGGAAGGTGATGGGATTTTGAATCATTAATGACTGTTTAGGCGTATAATGATGCAATATTGCTACATCATGAATGCTTAAGCATATAACGATGGGTTTGTACTCCCGACAGGATTCGAACCTGTGACCGTTTGCTTAGAAGGCAAATGCTCTGTCCAACTGAGCTACGGGAGCATACGAGGGAGGCTGACATTATTCCAAATTGCCGAACAACCTCCCTCTCAGGAAAGGGAAAACAAGAAACCTTTCCTACCTGCTATCCTTAGAAGGGTACTTCGTTGGATGTCTGCTTGTTCAACGCACGTTGCTGCTCCTTCGGTGCGTTCGGGTCGTAGACAGAGCAGAATACTTTCATTCTACGATTGTCTTCTCGGTCAGGACGAGACACGACTTCGATATACACGCGACCTTTTGAGGTAGCATACTGCTTCAGGTTGTCAAGCTCCTCCAAGGTGAAGCTAATCTTCTGAGTTACTCGTGGGGATTCAGTGTACCCCACATACACGTTGTTGCTGTTATCAGCCATGGCTTTATGAATTAAAGGATTGATTAAATTTTATGTACCGGTTGCGGGATTGTACAACTCCCATGTTACCCTCTGCGAACAACCACATCAAACGTAGTTCAATGTTGTCAGAATTCATAACCTTAGCAAGGTCTTTGTAAGGCATATGCAGTTCCTTGATTGCGTAGTAAGCAGTCATGCACCGCTCATCAAAGGTAGCTCCGCCAAACTTGCACTTCTGGCCCATGTCTGAGCCGAAATGAAGGCTCGCTTTGGTTATGAATTCATGTGGTGTCATCAGATGATTGATTTAATGTAGAACGTATCAGTCTGAATGTTGTTGTCCAAGTACGTATTGATTCGGTCAACAGCTGTATCAAACTTTTCTTTGCCCCGTTCAAGGGTCTCTTCGCTTGCCTCGAATACACCGATGGCATACGGGTAAGCTTTCTCTTGCGCTACCCAATAGAACTTGTCAAGTCCGAGTACAGTGCAGTAGATGTAGGCTTGAATGTCGTAGCCATAATCTTTAACAGCGTACCTGAATGAAGACAGACTACGGGTAGTCTTGTGGTCGCTTATGTATTCCTTGTTCAAGCAATCGAGGAATCCTCGAACAGGAATACCGTTTATCTCTTGATTGAACTCGTGTTGGTAGTCGCCGATGAGGTATTGCTCAAGCACACCACTAACCTTTAGTCTGTCAATCATCTCGTGGGCTTTCTTGTAGTCTTGAATCCCGATGAGCTTTACTCCTTTCTCTTCGGCGTCATCTTCCCACTGCTTGACCCACTCCTTGTACTTGTTGGTCATTCGTGGTGCACGGCCACCAATCTCTGCGCACTTCTTCTCGTCGTCAATCACCATGAATTGCTTCTCGAACTCTTCAGGTGTGAACAGGAGGCAGTCGTACATACTCCCGAAGGTCAGCGCATCGCTCTCCTTGAAGAGCTGTCCTCTCATGTACATCTCCCACAACTTCATGTCTTGAAGTGCGTACTTGATAGAGCTGTATGAGAGATGCCCCTTGCCTACAGCTTCAGCTAATTTGATACTCAGCATTATCCGTTGACGTATTCGACGAGCTTGTTGTATTGCTCCTCATCAAACTTAGTCTTACACTGCTTCTCAATCTTAGTCCAAGCCTCTGCTCGGTCTTTAGAATTCTTCAGGAAAGTAACAGCCTTGTCGTAATCCTGCTTGCTGTTGTTAGCTGTTGGCTCGCTGGGTTTGCTTGGTTTGTCAGCATTTTGCTTCTTAATTGCATCCTTAACCTCATTGGCTGAAGCGATGCTAGTGTCGATGCCAATTCCGAGCATAGCTAGTGCACGTCCTACTGCTGATGTCTCGCAGTTCTCAATGAAGGATGTCTTGTTGATGTTGCTTGATGCCTTGACCTCATGTGCATGACCTGTGGCAATCACACGTTGCTCTGTATCTCCGATGATGCACTTACAGATGCACTCTTCTCTGTCATCTGTCATGGTTACTTCCGTTGAGATAGTCCAGTTCTTGTACTGGTTTTCTTGCCGGAAGAATTTGATACGTTCGTGGACTTCAACGTAATTCTTACCACGAATGTTGAGGGTTTTAAACTTGTGTTCCATTTAACTGATATTTAGGATTCAATAAACTCTAGGATTGATTTAAGCATTCTCCTTTGCAGGAATACTATCGGCTGAACTAGTGCTGCTAGTATCAGAAGGGGCATTGCTATCAGTGCCTTCTTCGTCGTTCTTTTCATAGGCTTTAAGTAAGTCTTCGTACTCATCTAACAATACGCTCTGTTGCCTTATCAGGTTCTTGTAGGCTTCACGTTCAGCGTTTGCTTGTTGGGCGAAGTTCGAGGTTTTTCGTGAGCTTTTCAACAGATTAGCGCACAAAGTTTTAAACATTTTGCTTGCGCTCATGATTCCCAAGCAGTTAGAGGGTCATCAATGATGCCTAAGTTTTCCGCATCGTCGTTGAGCGTCATGCATTTCTGAACAAACTCACCTTCGGTCATGTTGCCGAGGTCGTACTGCCTGCAGATGTTAAGGAACAGCTTACATACAGTCTCCCTGTCGTGGAGTTGGAATTGGCGTGTTACGGACAGCCCACCGATTTTTTCTTGCATCTTCATGTGACTAGAATTATGATGATTAAACTGATGATGACTCCGAGCCATCCTACACATACTAACGTGTCGTCTTTGCCTTTATTGTACATGGCCTAGAGTTTTTCTAGGTTCCATATCATGTGGATGACCTCACTGAAATCCGTAACAGCTTTCTTTTCAGAGATAGTGTCCTTGCTATCCTTGCTGAACACGACTATCTCATTGATGCCCTCGATGGTAGTCACCGATAGTATGGTGTTACCGATTTCGATTTGCAGTACACCGGACTTGGTTCCGGGGTTTGAACTCAGGCTGAAGGTTCGATTGTTGTCTGTCATGACTCTTTCTTTTTAGTTAATTCATTAAACTTATACTCGATGCAGTCTAATACCACACCTTTCTTTTGAGGACATTCCTCTAGTGCATCGGTGAACATCTTCACCCAGTCCTTGTCAAGCATCTCGATACATTCCAACTGCACCACCTTGGTATGATATCCTAACAGATACTTCTTCTTGATGTCTTCAACGGTCATCATTGTGCTCTCGTACAGTATCCTTCACGGTTTCTGCTACCTCCCTCCAATCAATCGTGCTCAATGCATCTTCGATGAAGTCTGAGATGATTCCGTTTGGAACTTTCTTTAGTGTGTCCCGCACCATGTCAATGAAGCTTTCTTTGCAGTAGTCTGCTGAGATTTCTGATACGTGTGCTCCGTTTGGTTGGTCGCTTTCTATCCACTCGTTGGCAATCTCGTCGATGTATCCCCACACATTGAGGAGCCATGTTTCTTTGTTCTTAAATGATTCGTAGCTCATGATATTAAGTATTCGTTTTACACTTTGAGGCTGTTTCCCTTTACACTTTGCGTCAGGTCTCGCAGGTAGTCACGGACTGCCTCCGCAACAGTCGCTTGTGTAATCGTTCATTTTCGCTTGTAAATTCTTGACAGGTTACGCCCTGACGTTTGAGTTTCGTTGGTCAGGTTGTAGCCTTACGATTTGTGTATGCCGCTACTAAGTCGGCTTTGAATTGTTGTGTCTCGTAATACCACGGCCGCCCGGGCGTGTGTTCATTCTTCATCGCCTTCGATTTTTTTGACTAAACATATTGCCTTGTTGTATTCTGGAGAATAAATACCGTTCACTTTGCGGGTGTGTTGTGCTAATTTCTTCAACGCCTCCAACAATTCAGGCGCGGCGGCCATCAGGCGGGCGTTCGCCATTACCGGCAGTTCCTCTTGTTTTTCTCCGTAAAGACCGGGGTTGTAATCGTAGGCCTCGCCCACAAAACCATCTTTAAATTCAATACTGCCGCATTCAGCTGCTTTCCACGGTCCGGGGGTGTGTTTAGTGTTCATTGCTCGTTTGTTTGCTGTCATCTCTTTGGCCGTGGCCTTAATCTCTTTGAGTGTCATCATATCAAATCTGTTTTGCGTTTCTATAGTTAGAACGGGAGTTCCTCGTAAATTATTGTGCCGTCCTCGGCAATTGCGTTGATGTCAATCAGGTGACGGGCAGTCCTTCCGAAGAAGCCTTGGAGTTGCCAAGCCAACCCGGTCTTGATGAGTGCGGAGAACAGCTCAAGCACATCGTTGACCTCGTTTATCTCTCCGTTTTCGTACATCATGATTGATGTGGTAAGTTCAAATGGTTTGCTCATATCAATTAAATTATGTGGGTTTCTACAGTATTAACGCCACGGGTTTCTGTTTATTGTGCTGAGTTTGTTAACCGGTGTTAACGTGGGTCAGGCCATCCGAGATTCAGCTTTGCCTCGAAGTCCAAGCATCTGCATTCAGTGACGTAGTCGGGGAGCGATTGAGAGGGAGACTCGATTTGCTTCCACAGCTCC